GTTTAACACTCATGTTCCCTCCTTCGTTGTGGGAGGACCTCGACTTAGGTCGAGGCAAGCAAAGCAACGCATGTTCTAGACCGTTTGCCGGGCCTGGAATATGAAAGCTTTCACGGCTAAATTAAAACCAAAAGGGGTCATCGTTCTAAATAGATGACTCCCTAATGGTCAGTTGAATGGAGAGTATGATGAATTAGTCTCCACCCTCATTGAATGTTACCGCGAATCAATAATCACAGAGGATCAACTGCAACTTTACTGAAGATCTTAGAGATAGGGAAGAAAGGATGTTAGGGTGGGATCTAGCATCATTAAAACTCATTAGAAATACGGATTGAACCCCATGCCAAAGGATATGACACAAATCTAGGATTTAACACAACTAGAAATGATGGAAGTTTATAAACATATACAGACCAACAGTATGCCAGGGCAAGGTGAGAAAGTGAAGTGAATCACAGATAAAGCTAGAGATATGGGCAATTGCATTATGTTATCATGCCCTAGTGACCGGGACTACTGCGTCTCTTATGGACTAAGTTTAATCACGGCTTTAGTTTATGACACTGATCCCATAGAGCCCCAGTAGATTAAACAACCAGAGGATCAAGACGAAATGAGATGTAGACTATATGCGGAATACATGAACAATTTCAATTACTGGATCGAATAGCTAGGTTAGGGACCAAAACTCTCCGCTTTAACAGAAACTCTTTAGAGGAGTGCACCAGCATTATTGAGAAAGATTTGTTATGATGCAGATAGTTGAAAACCTATGCATTTAGAAAACAAACTTAAAGACTTCGATTCCGAACCGTTTCTCTGGATAACCAAGATCAACCATCAATCAGACGTATAGGCACACTGCTATGTCATGATACCTAAGAAGCACACGGTTAAGCCCGTTGTTACCAATATCACCACGACCATACCCGAAGTTCCACAAGTTAGACGTAAGGATGGATAGTATAGACACATGAGAGTGGAAGATTTGAGAATTCCAGAAAATTGGTCTGTTGCTGAAGGCATACTTAGATATAGTGGTGTTAGAACTGATTACCATAGTATGGATCTTCTAGAAATTAGGAAGGTAACAGAAGCTCTTAGATGTGCTTGATCATTGTCTCCAAATAAGGCTTAGTTCATAAAGTTCATTAAAGAAAACCCTAAGCCCAAAGAGAATAATAATAAGAAATCAGATCCATGGAACGAAGCCAAGAGATTGTTAAAGAAAATAAAGTGGATGGTAATCATGGAAGACTCAACATTCACTGCCCAACAATTGTCAGATTGGAGATCATAGGTCTACTCCATTATGTTTTGCAGAACTTCATGGTAGTTGTACAACGTGACCAAGACATCATCAATTCCTGCATCTGTAGCTGATAACATTATGTCTAGATATCCAGGATTTTTTCCCCACATATATGAGTACGTTAGTTCTAGAAGCGTGGAACTACCAGTATATGCCAAGAAGACTGAAACTCAAGTAAGAGTCGGATCTAAAGGTTCTGCTAGTCTAGTTGATCTTTATGGAGAATAGAAGGATCTAAAAGAAGGGAAATAGTTTGATCCTTAGAGACCTTAGGGATTACCTTATGTGGACTACAGAATGTTGAGCCTACTCAATCTACCTAAAATGAAGACATAGACCTGGTCACCTTCAGCCATTTTCTGGAATCAATTAGCGCAAGCTGTTAGAATGGCTTATAGATTGCTATCTCGTAACACGAAGATGTACATGAAAAATATGCATGATAATTACGATTTCAGACCTTTTGTAGCTAACGTATTATCACAACATACTAGGTGCCCCTCTACTCAAGTGGACGGTGAGTATACACGAGAATTAGCCGACAAATTTAACATGCCATATGTATTGGTGGATTTGGACGTCCAAGAAGTTCCATGCTCGGTTAAAGACGGTGAATGCACAATGGGTATTTATCACGTGTAGGATTATGATGAGTACACCACTTTCGAACCCTTCAATTACAATACAGAGATAAAGGTCATATTCCAAGCACCTATATGTTGAGGATCATAGGTGAGTGCAGGTAGAGAAGATGAGTACATATTTGAGCCAATAGATGGACTCGTCTATTTTAAATACAAAGCTCAGGACATACCCCAATACATATAGCGGGGACCATACTTGCAAACAGTGACAGCGCCCGAATTTAGTTTAGAAAATTTAGCTTTCTATAGAATGGTAGTAACCACCGAAGTGCTGACCGAAGATAACTGAATTAGATGGAATAACCGAATCCCAGATAATAATCAGAGACAGGCTATGATGGATATACTAGGTCCAAAAGGCTCGGTATGTCTCCAACAAGACTTTGCATATTGGAGGGATAGAAAAATTGTTTACCACTGGGATTAGGCTTAGAAATGGACAGCTCTGAGGTTGGGATGGAGAGTAACAGTAGAACCAGTTTTACGAAAGATCTGATAGATTAGAGACTTTGTCACCTGTAGAGCATAGAAAGAATCCAATGACTGCGGTGAATTCTTGTATAGATGCTTGACGCCATATGAAAAGAAATTATTCGCCTTGAACTAGAAGCAGAAACTTACATTAGTGATAGATCTGGATGGCGATGAGAACGCTAAAGCCATTAGAGACTCCATACTCACGATTGCTGGAGCAACGATATCCATGATCTCTACTATTGCGTTTACAAGTGGATATGTAAGCGCACCAGTTTCTCTCACATCCTTGTACTTCATAATCAAGGCAGCATGGGATTGGAAAGTCAACAGTGACCAGATATTAGTGAGTCAAGACAATGACTTCATGGAAGTCCAAATAGGCAGATCAACACTCTTATCAAAGAAACACGCGTGCCCTAAATTGGAATGGGAAGACGCCTCATGAGATATCAGACTTGAATTGAGTAAATATCCAAAAGAAAAAGCTGATTGGGTTAGTGTAGACTACTACTATAATAAACCTATAGACAACTCTATGGTAGTCGGAGTTGCAGATTGTCTAACCTTCAGCTAGGATTGCGATTAGAACATGCAAACAGTTATTTCTATTCAAGATAATATTCAACAGCTTCAAAGCTCAGACGTCAGATAGGCGAAAATGTTGCAGACAGGATTTGATATCATAACACCTGCAGGCAAATCATGACAATTCGAGTGGGACTCAAAGACCAATAACAATCTATTAGTCGCTCTTTTTCAAAGGCACTTCAGCACCAGGATTAGGCCTGAACATAATGTAGTGGATGCGTGTTCAGAATCTTTTCAAAAGTGATTAGACACCTGGAATTTTCCTGAGATTACTCTACCATGTGTTGTAAATTGGATTCAGAGCAAGAATAAGTGGTCCAGGGAAAAGAAATAGAAATACCTGCGAATTATACACAAATAGATGCATTCCAATGGAGCTCAAGATTTCGAAGGATCTTTCAAATTAATGGTGAAATCAGGTGAAACTTAGGCCACTAGTGGTGACCCGTTGAAAGACTCTTCTCGACCCTGACTCATATTCGCTCCAAGTGATAATTATTGTGGTTTACTAACATATGTGCAGGACCAACTCTTCAAGGATATCAAAGCTAATGAATTATCCTTTAGCCATGGTGATGATGCTGACTCACTGAAAGATAGAGTTACTAAGATTCTGAAAGGTGATTTTGGAAAGTATGTGTCAGTATCAATCGATGGATCCTCTTTCGATTCTAATTAGCACCAATGCATAATTGACGCAATAGACAACAGGTTTTTCAGGCATTTCAGGAATCGAATAAACGATATCCTTATACATATTAGCAAATAGGAAAATGTTGACATGGATGTACCTTTTGTGCTCGGGTCTATACTAAAC